TGGTCACTCCCTGGTAGTCTACCATTGGGCAGCTCTCCGGGATAAATAACCTTCCCTCTTCAAATTTAGGGATAAGCTTCTGTATCCTGTCTTCCTTTGGCATCTTCCCACCTGTAGTCTGAATAGAGAATCTATAGTTCTCTCGCTCCTGCCTCTCGTACATATAATCAACATCAGCCTGCATACCATATTCTTCATAGTAAACTACTTGGGGTCTGTAGTCCCGGTGTAATGCAAACAGTACATTGCCTCTCTCTGTAAGATTCAACCTGTTCCGGACCCATTTAATTACATACTGGTTCCCATCTGCTCCAATCCCTACTACAGTAAATACAGAGAAGTCATTAGATTTCTTCTTCTTGCTGGCAGGATCAACGAATATGTAAGTGTTCATATTATTGTAATGTGCGCTGTGCCAATACCTTAACCATGATTTATTGAATCCCACTTTTGACTCCTGTTGTGGATCGCATAACATTTGACATGAAAAGGTAAACGGACCCATAGCTCGCCTCTTCTTCTTTAACCAATCAAGGGACATAAGAACTGTTCTGCCGTTAACTGTCCCGTCATGGGTTGCTGGATATTTCCTCAGTTTAACAGCTTTCCTATCTATCATCACCCTGTAAGTATCTGCATAGTGATAAAATGTTCCGACATATCTCTCTACACCACCATCCATTCCAAGGTTAATAGACAGTTCCCATGCTTCTGTTATTTTCATAATCATTTCAGGTGTGGTTACTGACTCCCTGGTAATAACATCATCATATATTCTATGACTAAAGTGTTTTGATGTTGGCTGCCCGTCAACCAATCCCCAGGCTTCAACTGTGCTCTCTTTCGGATTGCTCTTTCTTTTGACTACTATCCCACTATCCAGGGACCACCGGGGAGCTTCCCTCTTTGGCTCCTGCCATAATATCTCAGGGAATAACCATTTAAGCATAGAATTATTCTCTAACTCTGATTTGATCTGGATTAGAAACCCTTTAGCAACCGGCCTGTTGAATGAGAATATCCCGATTGTTACCTCAGGATTGTTTAATATTTCTTGGATTGATAATGTTAATGTTATAATTGTTGACTTGTAATGCTCTCTGGCCCATATGTCCAGACAATCATTAGGTTCTTTCTGTACTTCCCGGCATCGGTTAAATATCCAGTCCCGGTCTGCGTCTTTCCTTCCCATGATATGAACCAATAGGAAGAATATATCTTTCCTTGCCAGTGCTCTCATTGTGGCCCATGTTCTATTGTGCCTCGCTGCTGCCTCAAATAGTAATTTATACTTCTCTTTAGCCCTGACTCTAGCTGACAATCTCGTACTCCGCTTCAACTTCATCTGATAATTCAGGATCATTCAGGACCGTATCCATGAAATGATTTACCTCATCAGGAAGATTCTCTTTGTAGTCTGTGGTGTCTTTATTTTGTGATTGTTCATGTAAGATTAGATCTTCAGCTCTCTTTAATAGATTCTCGCCCATGCGTATTTGTTCTTTAACTGCAGATATTGAAGCTGAAAACTGTCCGTCCTCTGCAGCCTGGTGCTTTAATTCTTCCAGACTATCGGTTAATTTCTTCATATTCCCAAGGATACTCTCCCCGGATAATGTTTTATTCTTAACTGTAGCGTTAGCTTTCTTCTTATCCACAGTAGCAATAGACATTGTAATACATTTTTTCCTATGCCTGCCTACTGCTGAAGATCCAAGACTATACTTTTCTGCCACCTTCCGTACTGGGACACCGCTAATTATGTCCCGGTCAATGGCTATAATTTTAGTGTGATCGCATACTGAACATGATGAAGCCATAGATATTCTATCTCCTAGTGCTGTTTAATCATACCTAGACCGTTGTCCCGATCTGTCCCACCCAATATATCACTGTCTCACCCTTAAGATCAACTCTTATGCATTACTTATATGTTCTGACCAATCAGCTCTGAATGATATTATGTTCCCGTCATCCCTGGAAATTGTTCTGAATATATATTTAGTATTTCTCTTTAATAGTAGCTTAAACTCTCTTGAATTTAATCCACCCTCTGCTTTTGAGAGGTTAACACCAGCTTTCCCGGAACTCTGAGATGATAATAGATCCCCGTCATCTGTAACTGTTGGAGCTAGAGATAATAGCATTACGCTAGTTTTTGCAGAATTTCTATTGCTGTTGAAAGGGGCTACTGGTGTGCCGCCTGAGAATGTAGCTGCTTCATAGATATAGATTTCTATCTGACTTGTAGCGTTTATTAGTGTTGTTACATGCGCTGTAACATCTGTATCAGGGGTTGTAACTCCGAAAGTTATATCATCGGTATCATCAACTACCTGGAACCCTGAAATAAAATAGTTATCACCTTCGTTTATTTTGTGGGCTGGCTGTAAAATGGTCAACAATGATCCTGTTGTGGGGTCTATTTCGTTTTGTTTCCCGATATGTCCACCATCATCTACAGTCAATGTTTGGCTATCAGGACCGTAGGCAAGTTTGGCATATAATATATCATCTGCGTTTTGTACTGAAAAGAATAGATGGTCTTTATTGTTTGCCGGGTGCATCAGGAACGTGGCCCCGTCTTCATCTGTTGGAATTCCATCGTCGGAGTGCTTCACAAGTATACACTCATTATCTCGCTCAAACTTCTTCCAGGCTGTGCATGATTCACCTATAGCTGTGATAGCTGTCCATCCATCTCCAATTGAAATTGTATAATCAGTAGTCATTGTGTTTCCTCCTTTTCTTTTATTTTAACCTCTCTATTGGGTTAAATCAATCTTTCTTAATAAACATATCCTTTCCTTATTTACTGATACCTAATTATTATATTTTTTCAGAGCTTTTTCGGCAATCATCACCATTTTTTGCGAAGAGCTTCCAGAGTTATTATTTAAGAACATTTCTTTTATATCTGTCAAAGCTTCCACCAAATCTTTTTTAAGTTCTTGATTTAATTTTTCTTTCTCTTTTGTTCCTGCAATATACCCCGACCTATATCCTGTCCTCATAGTTTCTCTGTAAAGGGAATATCCGTAATCAGAAAAATCTTTTATCTCATCAATTGGATAATCATTCTCAAAAGACTTTATTATTTTATTTTCCATATCATTCTCCTTATTTAAAATCTCAATAATTTGGTTGTTTAAATCTTCGTTGTTTTCAGGCTTAATAATAGCTATTATTTTTTCTGTTGTGTAAAGTTCAAACTCTATATTGTCAAATGAATCTAGATAATAGCTCTCATTCACTTGCTGAAAATTATATTTAAGTTTTAACTTTCTCATTCTTCTTTCATGTCCTCTCCTTATTTAAAGCTGTCTGTTTTATTATTCTCCACGGTGTTGGTGATGAGCTTGGAATGGTAGGCTCAATGTTTTTCCACCATTCCTCAAAATTGTAACCATCTTCTGACATAATTGTTCCAGATTCATTCATGAAAACATATTCCTCACTTGAAAAATATTCCCGTAAAACTTTGTGCCCATCTCTCATTGCTGTTAATGCTTCGCTCTTTGTTAAATTCCCTTTTATCATATCCTCTCCTTATTTAAAGCTGGCTGTTTTAATCACTCCATTTCCAAGAATATCTAATTGCATTATTTAATGGAAATCCACACATTAGTAAAAGATCTTCTATAGCCGCTGTCATTTTATTATCAACAGCTTCATATTGTTCATTTGAAAATCCATTTATTAGATCTGTTAAACATTTCTCTTGATCTGGATTCATGTTGAACCCGTCTCTTTTTGCCATACTGATAATATTATCTCTGGCATAACACATAAATTCTATTCTCATATCCTCTCCTTATTTAAACAAACCATTCTTCTTTCATCCATTGATAATGCTCAAACTTATCACAATTTTTACAGTCTGCGATATCTCCAATATTACAGGATACTTCTATAGTGTGTTTTTCAGTTGTAAAAATGCAATGTGCGCAATCTTCTTTTTTTTGTTCTTCCATTGTCATCTCCTTATTTAAAGCTGTCGAGATATACCACCGATAACGGGTAATACTCTGGAATTTTACATGCTACCGCTATTGATTTCTCACACATAGCACCATCACTCTTTTTCCATCCTGGTAACATATAGATATAATCACAATCAAGTAGGGCTCTTATGTCCTCTTTCATATACGAGCTGTATGATTCGTCGTGGTCATGAGGTAGACAGCATGGATCTATTGGTATATATCCCTGGCTGGCTATTAGCTTTGATGCTGCATGAAAGTTCTCTTTATAATTGTCAATCCCGGTAATAGGCCCACTGATATAAACATTTCTATGGTTGTTCATAAAAATAATACTCCTTGCTGATTATCTTTGTTATGTCTATCTACTAGCCTTTCCTCTAGCTCTACTCGATCATAATGAGTGAATATAGGAGTTATTATATCATCCATTGAACAATGGAATACTATCGGTTTGTGTTCCGGAAATAATTCCAATAACTCTTTAGCTGTCTTCATCTCATCCCCTTATCATATCTCTGAGTATTTCTTGCCGGTTATTTGTTCGATTGTAATAACTAAGTTGCAATATGCACATTTACAGTCATATGGATTTTCACATGCTTCATCTGCAAAAGTCATCAAAGCCTTAACAGCCTTCCTTAGATTCTCGCCTTGTTGTTCTACTTCTGATGTCTCATAGGCTTTATAAAAATATGCGTCAGAATATCGTACATTCGTAACATGCAGCCCTTCAATATCGGGTATCAACTCTTTTAATCTTTCATCTGTCATCATCTTTCCCCTACGCTGTCCGGTTCGTTTATCTTCTTGCCACAAAAACAGCAATAGTTCATATTGTTTTCTGAAAGAGTACTATCTGTTAAACAGAAACATTCTCCACAAGTTGTGTTATATGTTCCATAATCAACATCTTCTGATTCCCATGTACATTGCTCTACTGTTTCGTGTTTGGGTTGAGTCCATTCTTCTATTATCTTTTTGCATGTCGAGTTGCTAAACCTTTCAAATATTCTAAACTCTTCTATTGCCTTTTCTCTCAACTTCTCCATATATCCTCCGGTTTATGTGTTATATTCTTGTGTTCCATTTATGAAATAGTTTAGACTCATTAAAACATGTCACTTCAATGTCGCAATCATGACATTTTATAGTACCATCTATTGGGTAATCCATCTCCACATCTTCACTTCCACAAAAAGGACAATGCATCAATTCATCACTGTGTGTGATTGAGCATTTCTTACATAATTCTTTACCAGGTTCTGGCATTGTTTCACCACAGCAAGGACAAGGCTGTAACTCTTTATTCATCTCTCTAACCTCTCTCCCAATTCTCATGATTTCCGTTATCATGGCAGTTGATATCTGAGCAGCCATATCGATACAGACAAGTGTTGCAGCTTATCTTTATTATTGGTGCGGTCCCTAGCTGTTGTCTGCAATTGATACATATACCTGATGAGTTGTATGTTGCTGTTTCTCCACACATAGGACATTCTACATCTTTAACGCTCATGGTTTCTCCTTGAGTATCCAGTCTAATATAATTATACAGATCTCTTTTTTTAACATGTATAGCTGGTATTTAATTTCGTTCATCACTATCAGCCTTAGGTGTGCAGTCTGGGCATGGGTTTGAATGAGGTGGTTGTGTATATCCTAAACCTTCGCATGTCTTACACGTTTTCTGTATAGCTTCTCTTTTATCTACTGATTTACTCATGTTTATGCTCCTCTCCTCTCCTTGTTCTGGACCTAACTGCTCTTCCAGCCATTTCCGAACATGGGGGCAATTTACACAATCTTTCCCTTCTCCGTCACATCTATCACATGGGTCATTCATTTTGACTGCTCCTTTATTTGCTTAAGTAACTTAATTGCTGATTCTGAGTACCCTTTTACACTTGCTCTTAAAAAGTGAGCTGACACCCTGTCAACTGAGTAATTAGAACGGCTACAAAGATTATGATATTCTTCTGTAGTCATTGGGGTAAAGACTGACTCTGGATAGGCATCTTTCCAATGTGATACTAACTCTAAAAAGTCTTTCATAGCCTCTATCTTTACTAATAGTTTATTAGACTCTTCCCCTAGAATTAAATACTCTTTTATCTGATCAGCCAATTGTGTTTCCAGCTCTGCTATTCTCCCGTGTAAAGGTGTACAATCAAATGTATCCTGGCCTTTGTGTAATTCTATCGGTTTTCTCATCCCGGCTCTCCTAATATCCTATTGCACTCAGAGATAATTAAATCGTTGAAATTAGCGATACATCTAGCTCTAATTATAATTCTCTCGATACTTGGATTGATTGATACAAAACCGCCAACGTCAAATATTTCATTATGCAGCTCATCTACTTCAAACTCCTGCATCCTAAAAGCTTCAACGATAGAAATTCCTGTATAGTTTTTCTTTACCAGGCTCATAGTTCTTCCTCTTTGAATAACTCTAATTGATCTCGGCCTAATTTATAATCAAGATATTCCAACACTTTTATTACTCCAAGATTTTCACATGCTTTATATTGTTTAGGGTGGTTTATCTTCATCCTGTCAAACCGCTTTCTTCCATCTTCATCGTCAAACTGACAACCATAAAGACACCACATGCAGCCAGTTCTTTTCTCTCCCATGTCGTATATCTTTGAATACTCCATGTAATTCTGTCTTATGTATGCCCATATATCTTCTTCAGTCCAGAACATTAAAGGGTTTGATGTGGGTCTTTTTGAATCAAACATATTGCAACCCTTATCTAACCATTCCCCGGTTCTTAAATGTGATTCTTCTGCCATTTTCCCTATTATGGGGTGGAGTCCTGTTTCTTTCTCATAGGCTTTTGCCGGGTTTTTCTTCATAATATCACAACATTTATCTGATATTTTAAACGGTGCATTTATAAATGGCTGCCATGTTAACGGAAGTTTTCCATTCCCTTTAGCATCTCCATTTATTCTTGAATCCCTTAGCTTGTCGCTTTTTGTTTCCCGGATCTCTCTGAGTTTTTGAGAAACATCTTTACTGATAACCGGATAACCGTATTTCTCTATAACTTTAACGAATGATGTTTTAGGTGTTAGCCAGGTAACATTCCAAACTTTCTTAACAAAGCTAATAATCTCTGGATATTCTAACCCCGTATTGCAAAATACAGCTTTTGTTTCTGGGTACATAGATCTTACTAGATGTAATAATACCGTAGAATCTTTCCCACCAGAAAAGGATACATAGATTTTACCATTAAGCTCAGTATAGAATTGCTCTATCCTTCTCTTGGTTAAATTAACCTTCTGCTGCAAAGGCAAAGCTTGAAGTCTTCTGAGTTGCTCTTTCGTTCTTATTGCTGGCTTAGATATTATTAGATCGGTTTTCACAGTTCCATCTCCTCAAGGCCGGTTATGATATATATATACCCTCTTCTACATGCTGGTAGATCGTGGTCCTTTGCGAAATTGTGAGGTTCATTACACTCTGCAGTTATGTAATTATTAAAGCAGCACCCGATACAACCCTCTTTACCTAATACTTTAGTTGTAGCCTGGATAGCTTCAATTGTTATTGATCCTTCTATTATTGCTTTATTCATCATCGTTTTTCTCTTCAAATTCCGGACCGGGCTCTCTGGCTATATACCACCCTATTTTTATGGCTGCGAATATTATTGCTATGTATAGGATATATTTAATCATTGAGTGCCTCTAATATTTCATTATGCGTCAGCTCATCATAATCATCTTTCTTGAA